AATAAATTGGATAAACTTAAAAAATTGAGAAGACGAAATGGCCGTTAAACCCATCTTAAATAAACAAATTGTTGCACGTCCTAATATAAACAGAGGTAAACAAATCAGTACCAAAGGTATGAAGTATAATGGTAATCAAAAAGAATCCATATTACCAGGTAAGGATTTTGCAAAAAACTTTTCGGTTACATTAAAAGATATAGATTCATCAATGATGAGTCATGTAAAAGATGTAATGAAACTCTCAATAAGAGAGGGTGGTGAAAATATAAAAGTACCTGTTTTATATGGTAACGAGGAAAGATGGAAAAATATAAAAAAGAATGGTGCATTAAGAGATAAAAATGGTTCTCTAATCCTACCACTAATGATGATACGAAGAACTGATGTAAACTTTACAGATGCAATGCCATTTTCATATGATGCGGATGTAAAAGGATTAGCA